CGCCCAGCCGCGCCCAGCTCCGAGCTGCGTCGTCTGCCCGGCTGCCGGAATGAGCCAGTCGCGCGGTGTCGCGAACCGGATACCGATGAGCTGCTCGTCAGCGTCGTCGAGGATCGTGCGGCCAACGTCGGTGTAGGTTTGGAGTCGGAAGAGGTAGGTACCTTCGATGTCCGGTGTGATCTGCGTCGTCGCGAGCGTGGGCGTAGTAAGCGACGCGGCGCTACCGATGGGCTTGTCGAGCAGCGTCCACTGCCAGCCCAGCACAGCCGAGTCGTTGAAGTTACTCAGCGTGAAAGCAGTAGCGAGAAAACTGACATCGAGATCGACCGAGCCGGTGACCGGGGGATTCGTGCCGTCGTTGATTACAATTGCAGCGCTCATGGCTCCTCAGATCAGCGTGATGCTCGCCCCTGTGATCCGGGCTACTTGGTTTGCGAGGACAACTTGATTCGCCGTTGGAGCACTGAGCGTAATGTCAAACATGCCCACGACCCCCATAGCGCGCTCAACGATTTCGTTGAGGATGACGTCTGCTCCGATGTCGAGCGTGTTGATGTAGTCCTGCACGACGCTCTCGACTTCGCCGCCCACCAGAAGAGGGTCGAAGTCCGCGAGCACCGAGATGCCGCCCGTGACGGTTTGAAACACGGTAGCCGGCGCTTTGACGAACACCTGCGTACCACCCGCGCGCACGCCCGGCCTGCGTAGCGGCGTCGCAGGGTCGCCGTCGATGACGCGCTGGGTCTCTTGGATCAGCCCCGTGTAGTAGCGGTAGTTCGCGCGTGCTCCGTATCCGACCAGCATCGCGGGTACCGCTCCGCCGCTCAGCAGTTCAGCCTGCCCACGTGCTGCGTTCAGCTCGTAGTCCGTTCCTCGTACGAGCGCGACGAACCCGCCTCCCGAGCTAGGCGGGTCCGCGAGCGTATTCACCTCCAGCACGAACGACCCGTCGTCGCGGATGGGGCGAGCCGCCGTGTAAAGGCTGGTCTCACCGCCGAGCGCGGTCGCGAGGAAGGTATCCGCCGACGTGATGAACTCGCTTGAGAACTCCTCCACCGAGCCCGAGCCGTCGTCGATGAATAGCTCGCTCTGTCCGTTCGGGATGACAGGCTCGACGACCTTCGAAAACAGCACGCGCCTGCCGTCGCTCAGGATGACGTTGCGCGCGAACGCTTCGAGAGCCGTCGGTGTGCCGCGGCTGATCGCCTGCACGAACGCTTTCAGCCTCGCGCGGAAACTCTGGTCGCTCTCACGGTCTGAGCCGTTGCTGTACTTCGCCGCATTCGAAACCCCCGTTGCCCCAGGGATGCGAGTGATGAGCTTGACGATGTCGCCCGCCTCGACGTTCCCGCGGATCCCCGCCTCCGTCGCGATGACGTCGATCGCGCCCGACACCATCGACGCTGCCGGGATGGTCCCCGCAGACGTCGTGCGAAAACGGATATCACCGTCGCCGTCGCTCGCCGCTACCTGCGTGCCTACCGCGATGGTAACGGTGCCTGTCGTGCCGGGTCGGCTGAACGCTACGGTGCCCGACGCGTGCAGCGCAGTGCGCCGCGTGATGATGCCGGGAACGATCTCAGCAGCGCGCTCATCAAGGTCCGACCCAGTGGCGCGGTCGATGGAGAACAGCTCGCGCAGTCGCGCCATCTGAAAGTACTGCTCCGCGTCCTCGTTGGCGGCGGCCGCCAGAAGGTGGAACAAGGATGAATTGCGCGTGAGCCCCACGAGGCGGGATCTCGCGACAGTGCGCGCGACCATCTCCCTCAAAATCTGCACGCGGTTGCGCGGCTGGAAGAGCGGCATGTCAGATACTCCTTCGGCGGCCGTTGAGGATCATGCTCACGGTACCCTGCCGAGTCCCGAAGCAATCTTCCGGTTCCGCTTTTCGCACCTTCGCCCAGAATCTCTTCATCAGCCGCCACCCGAAGCGCGGCCAAACGGCAGCACCAGCTTTACCCCCCGGCGCGACGTGCCGATGATGGGTGTGATTTCTTGCGTGAGCACATCGCCATCGAGCACGACACGGAGTGACTGGATACCAGAAATCCGTGGGTCTACCAGGATGGCTTCGCGCAGGACGATGGCTGCGAGCAGCGTGTGCTGGATCGTCCCCTTCACTCCCACGTTGCGACGGATACCGATGTCCCGCGCGAACACGGTCGTACCGCTCTCTGTGAGGACCGTGATTTGCGTTCCTTGCACGACGTTCGCGATCCCACGCGACAGCTCTACGTCGAAAAGGTTGTTCGCAACACTCAGCTCGAAACGGCCCTCCTTCTTCAGGACGGTGGCGTCGAGCTTGAAGTCCACTCCGTAGAGCACGTCCTCCGGCGAGAGGTACTCGCCGCCGGCTTCCGTGGTCGACCCTGCCCCAGCGCCTACCGGCACAAGAATGGAGTCGCCTGGTCTTACGACACCAGGACCGCCCGCAGAACTGATGTACGGCGCGCGCAGGTCGTTGATCACGATGATCGTCTCTGGAGACGTTGCCGCCGTGGCCGCAATGGAATCTAGAGTATCCGTCCGCGAGACACGCACGCGCTCTACGCCGCGGCCTGTGTCGAGCGCTAGCCCGTACCGATGACCGGAGCCTGCGGTTGCTTCCGTGCGTGAGCTGTCCTGCGCACCTGCGACGTTATTCGCGACGTCGTTCGCAGTGAGGCGGCGCGGTCCAGCGAACACCTTTGCGACGTCTTCGATCGTGGTGCTGAACTTCGACGGGAACATCGCGATGCGATCAAGCGCCGCTTCGATCCGACGGAGGTTGCGGGAGTCCGAGCTAAACGTGTCGTTTGCTGTGCCGAGCGTGACGTCCTCGATGCTCGCCGCGAGCTGATCGGCAGCGTTGCCGAGCCCCTCAACAATCGACGCGGCGGCGAGTAACGGGTAGTTGATGAAGTCGGCCGTGCCCGAGAGGAACCCGCCCACCGCGTTGATGACCTGCGCGGCGTTGTTCAGCACGACCGTGATGTTTCCCACCTTGCGCTTCATCTCGCTGACGCGCTTTGTTGCATCGGCAAACGCACCGCGTGCGTCGTTGAAGGCTTCGTTGATGTCGCGCAGCGTGTCGGTGAAATCGAATCCGGTGTTGCTCGGACTTCGCTGAAGCCGGCTCTCCTCGGCCGGCGCGATGGCGGCTAGCTGGATGCGGTAATCGTAGTGAGCGCGCGTCGTGCGCGCGTCGCGCGGGGTCTCGAACGACCGCGGCACGACCACGAAATGATCGTCGTCGCGCAGCGAGTGAAAGACCATCTGTATGTCGGCGTTCCGATTCGGGTCCTTCTTCAGCGAGCTGTACCGACGGAAGAAGTTGCGCAGCGCGGTGAAGTGGGACGTACCCGTCAGCGAGTCGCCGTTCCCCTGCGCGCCGAGGAAGCCCGTTGCCTTCTTCTTCGTAAGCCCGAACGTGCCGTCGAGCGTGATCTCGCGAACGATGATCCCGTTCTCTTCCGCGATCACAGAGTCGCCCTCGGTGGGCGTCAGCGTCACCTGGAAGGGCTCGCTGAGCGTGTAGCTGCGGGGGTTGAGCGCGAAGACCACTACCTCGATCGCTTGCTCCTGCGTGAGATCGATCAGCTCCAGCACAAAGCCCTGCGTGAATCCCGCGCGCAGCTCGCGGACACTAGCCCCGGAGCCGTCCGGTCCCTGTAGCGTGAAGGTCTCTGGCGGCATCGCTGGCTAATCCTACTCGACAGCTCCCGCTAGCACTACGTCAGCGGCCGGCGCTAGCGTCGCCGGATTGCCTCCCGTGTTGTCGCGCTGGAGTCCTGAATCACTCGTCGAAATGCGCACGTCGGCAAAAACTGAGATGTGATTCACGATGCCGATCGCGATGGCTTTGCACATGCGCTGCCGGTCGGTATCCAGATCTCCGGCGACCGTCCCGAACTCTACGACCGTGGCGTCGTAGATGGCTTTCGCCAGCGAGTTGGGGGTCGTGGCTGTTCCTGCAAGTAGTGCCATCAGGTCTTCTTTGTTTTCGCGAGATCAGAGAGGGCCGCGTCGGGAAACACCCCGATGGTATCCGTCTGCGGCGTGTCGGGCGGTCCCGTGGTTCCCGCCATCGGGACCGAATGCTTGTGCACCGCGTAGACCGATGTCCAAAACGTGTTCACCTTCGTTTTGATCTCGTCGTCGATGTAGGTCTTCAGGCGGTTGCCTAGCACGAGCTGCTCGTCTGCGTTCTCACCGAGATCGATGCGTAGCTGCGAGCCGACTTTGAAGACTTCGAGCACGTCGGCGTCGTCGCCGATCGCGACCGTGAAGCGCACGGACGTGTTGTCCGCTTCCTTCACGCGAATGCGCACCTGCCCGACGTCCGGCGAGGCGTCCTCAGTCGCTTCGTCCGTGTACGCGCCCACGGTGTCGATCAGCACCTCGCCCGACCCGTTGACGCGGATCTCCGCGCCGTTGTGGTGCACGAAGTATTCGTTCTTCTCCGGCACGCCGCGCTGGTCTGCGCCGGTGCCCTCGGCCCATCCCTCGCCGGCAATGACGACACGGTTCGTGCGTTGATGCGGGAGTGCGCCGACGATGAGCGGCCAATCGGGGCGGCCCTCCAGAAAGCTCACGACCACCATGTCTCCGTCGGTGTCGTCGAGCGGCGTGATCGGCCCGATGTACGTTCCCCGAAGGGATACTGCTCCGGTCAGATTCAGATTGCCGTTGCCGCTGATGACGCGCGTCGACGGTCGCGGGATCCACAAGTCGTGCACGTTGTTGACCCCGTGCTGCGACTGCATGACCTGCACGTTCATCAGCCGCTCGCCGGTGGCAACGAGGAGAACGTCGCACTCGACCGCGTACTGCGGGCCGAACTCGTCCTGCTCGTCGGTGACGTTCGTGTTCACAACGATCGCTCGGTAGTGCGAGCGGCGAGGCACCTGCGGATCGTCCGGTGCGTTCCGGCTGCGCATGTTCAGCCCGCTCTGCACGCGCACGCCGCCGCGGAGCTTCACTGTCTGGTACTTCGCCATCAGAAGCCCGCGTCGATTGCGTCTGGGTAAAGCGGGTCGTCGCTGGTTTCGATGGGCTCCCCACGTTCGAGCTGCTCCTGCGTGAGCGCGGGGTCTCCGGGGTCTTCCGTTACCGCGTCCGGCGCGGGGAGCGCGCCGTCGTCGATGGCTGCGTCCGTGTCGTCGAGCGCGGGGTTCATACCGGGATCCTGAACGGCGGGGGCGTCGGGGTCCACGGGTGTCGGGATGGTGCCGTCGCGCTCGGCTGTGAGCGTGCGGTGCTCGCGCGTGATTGCGTCGTCTCCGTCGGTGATCTCGCCGAGCCCCGTGCTCGTCGGGTCCCCGCCTCCGACGTTGATCGTCGGAGCGCGGAACGTGCAGCCGCGCGCTAGCGCGTCGATCAGCTCGGGCGACTGATCCTCGCCTGTCAGAAGTTGTAGCTCGGGGACGAAGCACGCCTCCTGCGCGCTCCGCACGTCGGGGGTCTCGTACTGGTCGTAGATGTAGTCGAGAAGATGCTCGTCTTCGTACTCGCCTCTCGTGAGCGTGAGCGTGCTGCGCCCCGCATTCGGATACTCCCACTCATTCGACACGCCTTCGCAGTAGTAGGAGATGGTGCCCTCGCTGCGCTCTTCGTCGATGCGCTCGCCAATGCGGATCTCCGGCATGATGCGCGTCGTTGTCAGCGACCCGCTCAGCTCTAGCTGCGCGATCGAGTACCAGTCGTGCAGCTTCTGCAACCAGCGAGCAGCAACGCGCGTCCATGTCTCCACTTCGGCATCCGTCTCCCTGATGGGCAGGAACCTCGTCGACTGGAAGTAACGGCGCACGCCGTGCCTCGCCATCGACTGCCCGTTGAAGATCGGATTGTTCCCAGGGCGGCCCGCCGCTACGCCTTCGATGCCGCGCTGCAACAGGTTCACGTTGCCGTAGTCCTGCGACCCAAGCCCAACAGCATCGAGCTGCCAGTAGTTGTAACGCTGCGATGCACCCCCGCGCGCGAGGCTGCGCTGCTGCACGTCCTCCGGCCGCAGTCGGCGTCGCCGAAGCTGATCCCATTTCGCGCGATTCGTTTGCAGACTGCGTGAGCTGCGCGTCGGGAAGGGGCGCTCGCGCAAGTACAGGCTAGGCACGAGTCCTGTGAGCGGCGCTGCGTCCGTGCCCGACGACGGGCGCTCGGTGCTGATGATGCCGTACGACGCGCTCAACACGGATGCGGCCGTGTAGCCGAGGTACGGGATCGGGGGCACCGTCGGCGGCGCAAGGTCGACCCACATCTCGTTGAGCAAGCCATTCGAGAGTTCCTGCATCGTGTCCCAGAGCTTGCTGCCTTGCTGGGAGTCGACGCTCATAATGTTGGGGTTGTGCAGCAGCCCGTTCGTGAACGAATCCATTCGCTGGATCGTGCCGAGGTGAAGCGCTGACGCGAACACGTCGCCGCCGAGCGAGCGTGGCAGCAACCACTGCGCTTCGCCGATCCCATTGTTCCCTAGCCACGTTTCGACGAGGAACCGAACGAAGTGCGCGGGCGTCCCCGTGATGTTCTCCAGCGCCGTGCGGATGAGAGCCGCCTGCGACATGACGCCTTGCGTGAGCGCTTCGGCCGCGTAGAAGTTCGTGAACATCTCGGTCGTCTCGAAGACCTTGCCGAAGTCGCGCCCGCTGATTGTGAAGGTCTCCGATCGCTCGCCTCCTCCGCCACGGGACGTGCTCTCGTTCACCGTGTCGATCTGCCCGAACATCCCGTCGATCGTCTCGCCGTCCACGATGAACCGGATCCAGACCCAGACCTGCTCGGGGTCGCGCCATAGCCTCTTCCATGAGCGCGCGTTGTGTTGCGTCTGCCCGCGACCGCGAGGCGAGGGCGGGCTCTTCACCGTGATCGAGAATGAGCCCGCTGCGTTGCCGAGCGTCTTCTCAGTGGATACTGCGATGATGTGCCCAAAGTCGGGGTGGGATTGAATCGGCTCAACAGCTTCGAACCCACCGACTTCGTCTGTGAAGAACGAGACGACCGCACGTGTGTGCGTCGACTGCTCCCATCGTCGCCGTTCGTCTCTCGGCATCTAGCGCCCCTGCGATGTGTCGCCCTCGCGCGTGCCGCCACCGCGGAGAGCGCGCGCGGCGCGCAGGGTCGATGCCGCGCTCTCTTCAAGCGCGCTGGCTGCCTCCTCGTTGCCGCCGAGCCCTTGTGCGAAAGGCGTCGCCATCGTGTCGGCTCCCCCGGCTTCGGTCGCGCTGGCGCGTGCCCGGTACATGCGGCTCCACGCCCGCTGTATGTC